TAGCTTTAAGGAAACAAAAAATAGAAGAAGCTAAAGAAAAACTAAGAGATATGAAAGCAAAAGGTATTAGAGTTTTTGGTAACGGTGTAAAATCTGTAGGCATAGGTCCTTTTGGCACTATCACCACAGCAGCTGTTGGTTCTTTAATTGCTCCTGATTTATTTGCTCAGACAATGCAAAAAAATAGAATTGCAGAAATGGAAAAATCAGGCGATCTAGGAACGTTATTTAGAAAAGGAATGATTGCAGCTGGTGAAGGCATATCAAAATTAACAGGCTCTGATTACACAGGTAAAGAAATAGCAGCAGGAGTAGAAACTGCAGCACGTATACTTGATCCCGGAGTGGAATTAGCAACAGATTTTTTATCATCTTCTTTCCTTTCAAAGGAAGCAGGAGAGGGTTCTGACTATACCAAAGGTCTTAAACCTGCTGTAAGCCAAGAAGAGATGATGCGACCAATACAAAATCCACAACTGCAAGCTGTGGCTGATGACGAAAGACAATTACAAGCACAAATAAATAGACAGAATTTAGCACAAGATTTCAGAAGCGAAGCTGAAAGAAAGAGCCAACTTACGTTGGAGCAACAAATGCAATCATTACAACAAGGGAGATAGTAATGGCAGATAATAACTATAACTATGGTGCTGCATACATAATGGGTAGCGACAAAACTTCAGTTGATGATCCAATGGGATCAAATCAGTTGAATAGAGATCCAATGGACTTTGACATGACTAACACTGGTAACAATGAGCTACAGGTAGACATGCCAAAAAAGCAGACTAAGCCAACTGTTGAAGCATCTTTATTTAGTATGGCAGACGATAAAAACTACTTTAGCTAGGAGTTAACATGGCTGATAATTTTCTCCAGCCACCTGATGACACGGTAGCTGAAATACAGAACCCAGAAGAGAGTCTTCCGGGGATAGCTGGATTTGTGCGTGATAAGTTTGAAGATGCTGAAAACGGAAGATTTACTCACGAACAAAGATGGCTATCATCCTACAAGAACTTTAGGGGTATCTATGATACAAGCACTCAATATCGTTCTTCAGAAAAATCTCAAGTATTTGTTCGTATAACGAAAACAAAAGTTCTTGCATCTTTTGGTCAGATAACAGATATATTGTTTGCTAATCAAAAGTTTCCTATCAACGTTGAGTCTACTCCTGTGCCTGAAGGCATAGCTGAGTTTGCTCATCTTACAACTCCTTTAGACCAAATGGAACAACAATCTGATCCTTATGGGTTTCCCGGAGATGGAAGACAAATTGAAGCAGGTGCATTAGATTTTTTAGGTGGCTTACAAGAAAAATATAAAGATGTTCCTTTAAGTGAAGGACCTTCTAAGTTAGGAGAGCCACAGATCAGTCCTGCACAAGAAGCAGCATTGAATATGGAGAAAGAAATACAAGATCAATTGCTGGATACCAACGCAGTAAATGTGTTACGTACAGCTATCTTTGAACAAATATTGTTAGGCACAGGTATCGTCAAAGGTCCTATGATGAAAAGTAAAAGGATTCATAGATGGTCTAGAGATGAGCAAGGGCAAAGGTTCTACGATCCTTATGACATGATATGTCCAGAGATACAATCTGTATCATGTTGGGATTTTTTTCCTGATCCTTCTGCCACAAATATAGATGACGCTGAATATGTTATACAAAGACATCGTATGACAAAACAACAGTTACGAAATCTAGCTACTTATCCATATTTTAATGAAGAAGCTATTGAAGAAGTCATCGCTAAAGGTGCTAACTACGAAGAAAAATATTATGAAGACACTATTAGAGATGACGAAACAGAGCCAAACTATAACACAAACCGATATGAAATATTAGAATACTGGGGAGTGATGGACAAATCATTTGTAGATGCGTCAGGTGGACAGATAGATGATGACATGTCTGACATGGAACAACTACAAGTTAATGTTTGGGTGTGTGGTAGTGAAGTAATTAGATTCGTACTCAATCCGTTTACACCTGCTAGAATACCTTTTCACGTTTTTCCATACGAAATAAACCCTTATCAAATGTTTGGTGTGGGTGTTCCTGAAAACATGGAAGATGCACAGCTTCTTATGAATGGTCACATGAGAATGGCTATTGATAACTTAGCACTTGCAGGCAACCTCGTATTTGATGTGGATGAAGCGAGTTTAGTTCCCGGACAAAACATGGACATCTTTCCGGGAAAGATATTCCGAAGACAATCTGGTGTAACAGGAACTGCAATCAACGGTCTTAAGTTTCCAAATACTGCTCCTGAAAACATACAGATGTATCAGATATCTAGACAACTGGCTGATGAAGAAACAGGCATACCCTCTATTATGCACGGACAAACAGGTGTAACTGGCACAGGTCGTACTGCTGCAGGCTTATCTATGTTGATGGGTGGAGCTAATCTATCTATGAAAACAGTTATAAAAAACATAGATGACTATTTGTTAAAACCTTTAGGCGAAGCATATTTTCAATGGAATATGCAGTTTAATGATAACTCACCTGATATCGTTGGTGATTTACAAATTAAACCAAGAGGTACAGCTTCTGTTATGCAAAAAGAAATACGAACTCAAAGACTAACAGCGTTGTTACAAACTGTATCCAATCCTATGCTTGCTCCTTTTGTTAAGATACCTAATCTTATAAGAGAGCTTGCTATATCTCAGGACATAGATCCTGACAGTCTCGTGAATGATGAAAACCAAGCAAAATTATTTGCAGAAATACTAAGAGGTCTAAATGAATTACAACAGGCTGAAGCCACTCCTGAACAATCCCCAAGCATGGGCGGCTCTGGAGGAGTACCTCAAACACCAGCAGACGGTAGTGTTCAAGGCACTGACGGTGGCACAATCGGAGTCGGAGCTACGCCAATGGCAGGGGAAAGCGGCTTTACTGGAAATGCTCCTAACCCTGAACAACCAATACAATAAGGAAGACAATGGCAATAGATAAAGATGCTTTTCCTAAAGAAAAAGACTCAATAACTCTATTTGGTGAAAAGAAAAAATCTAAAGCTCAAAAAATAGTTGATGATTTAGCTAACGAAGGTATACCTGCAAAAATTATACAACTTGATAACGGCACAGAAAAAGTTATTAATCTTGTAGATGGTAAAGCTGTATACTCAGGAAAGATAGAAGCTAAAGATAATTCAGTTGGTAATCAAATAAATGAATTGTTAAGTGGCAGAAAATATCCTGTTAGAATTTCAGATGATGGAAACATAACATTCTATGATCCTAATCAACAGTCCAACGAGTTTATGGATACTTCGGATGCAGTAAGAGAAACTTTTGATGAACGAGGAGTAACTTATACTGGTCCGGGGGGTAGTTATACTTTTAGTGAAACGCCAACCACCGATGTATATAGTGAGGGTTATTTTCCAGAAGAGGACAATCTGCCATCCAGCAGTGTTGTAACAACTAAACAACTTTTTGGAGAAGATACTAACTACGTGCCTAATACAAATTATCCACGTAAAGATGCTGTTGTAGAAAATCAATTAGATGAAGATCGCAATTTCTTACAAAGAACAGGCGACAAACTTATGAAAGTTTTCACTCAATTAAAAGATCCAATCCAAGTTAGTATTGATCCTGTATCAGGAGAAAATGTTGCTAGATCTGTGCCTATGGTAGGTGCAATTATGGATTCAGCAACAATCATGTCTTCGATGTCAGGTTTAGGTGCTGCTATGGGTACGGTATCAGATAAACTTTTAGCAAGACAAGAATCAGATGCTCGATTTGCAGCTGAGGGGTTTACAGGTTATGCAGCAATACAAGCGATTGATTTAGGCACAGGTAATCCTGTTACCATAACTGCTAGTCCGGGGTTAGGTGGAACAGTTGCTACTAGTCAAAACATAATAGGACCACTGGCATATAATGGATCAGTATTTCAAGATGCTACTGCTGTAGCTGCTGAAGCCATCAAGTTTGAAACTCCTACAATAACAGGCTTTGCTGATAGATTATACAGAGTTACTCCACCTGCTGAAAAGGGAGAAAAAGAAATAGGGAGACCTAAAGTTCAAGTTAATCCTCTTAAAGAGAGAGGAGATTATAATGATGAAACAGGCGAAGTTAATTTAGGAGCAGGAAGATTTGGAAACGTAACAGGAATTTATTTAACCGATGATGGCACATATCAATTTACAACAGGAAGATCAAGTTTAGTTACAGACAGTAAGGGTAATCCTGTTACTACGGCTACAGGAATTGTTTATAGTGGTCTTAGAGGAGACATTGTAAGTTCTGATAGGCTTCCTGACAGCGTAAATTTACTAGAGCGTATAGAAAGTGGTGCTGTTAAAACTGATGATTTTACTCTAAGTGCAATTACAGGAACACAAGATTTTACAGATCAAGATACTAAGTTTGACTACGACTATCCAACTATGGAAGATTATAGCACTAGCTCTCCAATTGATTTGGTAGAAAAAGAATTTTTTGAAAAAGGTGCAGCAGGCGACATAGCAGAGTCTGGAGTAACTTACAGTGGTCCGGGTGGCAGTGACACTTTCAGTGAAACACTCGATACTGATGTTTACAGTGAAGGTTTTACTGGAGGAATTAGTTTTGATCCCCCACCTGCACCTGATCCATTTTATGATCAATCTGATAGTGGTGGTTTTGAGGATAGTGGAGGTTTTGATAGTGTTGATACTGGACTTGGTTCATTTGATGCGTTCACAGCAGAGGGTGGTCGCATAGGTAAACAAGAAGGTGGTACAACTGTAAAACCTGTATCACAGATTGTACAGGGTGCAGGATTTATTGCACCTCAACAAAACGCTACAGATCAACAAACTATAGCAGACGACATACCGATGGAAGCAGAAGAGGGTGACTTTATAATCAACGCACCTGCTGCAGAGTTTGCAGGTAGACAAGACATTGTGGACATGATTCTTGAAGCAATCAACAGTTTAAAAGAAAAAGGGGTTGACATTCAATACGGAAATCCTAAAATACCAGTAAAGAACAGTGTACAACTCGCTGTTTCTAGAAACGAAGTTTACATACCTAAAGTCATAGCAGAAGAGATAGGCTATGACAAGCTAGAAAAAATAAATAATCGTGGTAAGCGTGAAGTAGAACGCAGACAACAAGAGTCACAAAAACAAGCAAATCGTGGTGGATTTGTAAGAAAAGCAGAAGGTGATGTTGTTGATAGATCTAACATCATGGGCGAAGATGAAGGTAACTTTCTGCAAAACTTAGGAAGATTTGTAGTTGATGAGTTGGGTGATAAGATAAAAGGATTCATATCTCCAAAAGAAGAAGAAAAACAAGAACTACAACAACTTGAAAAACCACCTGTACCTAAACTTAAACCTGAAAGTATACAACAAGAACAAAAACCGTTTGTTGACCCTATGAAAAAAGTGGGAGTTGAATTTCCTGAAAACTCACTAAAAGGGCGTACATATAGTTTATTAACTCTTTTAGAAACTTTACCGAATCAGGATACAAGAATAGGGTATGTACCCAAAGGTGATAATCATAACAGTGGTGTAACTGTTGGACTTGGATTTGATATAGGTCAACACTCTGCTCAAGACTTGTTAAAGTTTAAATTTTCAAAAAGTTTATATGAAAAATTAATTCCATACGCAGAAAAAAAATTAGAGGATGCTAGAGTATTTATTAAAGATAATCCATTAAATCTTACTGATGAAGAACTTTCAGAAATAAATGTAAAAGGAATACTTGATGTGGGCATGGCAGAATTTGAAGAAAATTTTCCTGAGTACAAAGATACACCAGCAGAAGATAAGGCTGTATTGTTCTCAGCATATCATATTGGTGGACTAAGACCTGATGGTTTTAGGGATGGTAAAAGAATAAAAAGAACACCTGATAATCCAAAAGCTGTTAGGTACGGCACTTTTGACAAAGTATATAGAGAGTCAGGAAGTATTCAAAATGCTTTGACTATGGGAATATTAGATAAAATTAAAAATAAAAATGATGTAGAGTGGAATAGAGCAAATAAAGCTAAGTCATGGGTAGAAAAAATAAAAAGAAAAGTTATGCCATTTCCTACACGTAGACCTTCTAGCATAAAACCTACATCAACAGGAACATCAAATCCTACTAGTT